AGTGCAGTTACAATTGCAGGATCTCCTGCAGTAGATCAACTAACTTACTTTCAATTATTTAGAGATGCAAACGCAGGTGGAGATACATTTAGTGCCGACGCAAGAGTTCTAGGTATCAAAATATTCTACACTACTGATGCAGCTAACGACGCATAAGGAGAATATAATATGGCAAGTTTTGGTTATCAAGTTTTAGGTTTTGGAGCAGGTGGTGTTACACCACAAGATCCTTTCACAGCAGATTTTTTAGTTATTGGTGCCGGTGGCGGCGGATACGGCGGAGGTTTTGGTCCTGGTCGAGCAGGCGCTGGCGGTGGCGGATATAGAAATTCATATAACTCAGAAACATCCGGAAGAAACAGTTCATCTGAAAGTGCTATAACTTTAGTTGGTGGAACAACATACACAATTACTGTTGGAGCAGGCGGAATTGGTGGAACAAATGGAGACAATGGTCTCAATGCTGGAGGATTTAATTCAGTGCTTAGTGGAGCAGATATTACAGACATCACTTCAAATGGTGGTGGCGGAGGAGCATATTATTCCCAAGGTCAGCCTGGTGGTTGTGGTGGCGGAGCTAGTTATAACAATGGACAAGCAGGTCCAGGAACTGCAGGCCAAGGTTTTGACGGAGGAGGATGTCCTCAATTTAATGGTTATGGTGGAGGCGGCGGAGGCGCTGGCCAAAACGGAACTGCAGGAAACTCTAACTCTGGTGGAAACGGTGGTAATGGTTTATCATCTTCAATTACAGGGGGTTCAGTTACAAGATCTGGCGGAGGAGCTGGAGGACCATATAGAGCAAACCCAGGAAGTCAAGGTTCATCACCAGGAGGATCTGGTGGTGGTGGAAACAGTGGGTCTGTTAGTGCTGGAACAGGTAACGCTGGCCAAGCTGGTGGAACAAACCAAGGAGGCGGCGGTGGCTCTGGAGGAGGAGACAGTACTCCACCTTTTGGAGGAGCAGGCGGAACTGGCGGAACTGGTTTAGTTGTTCTTCGTATGCCTACTGTTAATTATGACTTAATACAAGAAGTTACAGGATCACCATCAGTAAGTACTTCAGGATCAGATACTATTTTGCAATTTACTGGAAGTGGGAGCATAACTCCTTAATCATGGCTTATTTTGCAAAACTAGATAATGATAATAAAGTAGTGACTGTTGAAAGAGTGGCTGACGGTGCTGCTGCAACAGAAGCAAAAGGTGAAGCTTTTTTAAATAAATTATATAATACAAACGATATTTGGAAACAATGTTCATACAATACTATAAGAGGTGTTCATTACACTCAAGAAGATAATGGGCCCGTTCCATCTGAAGATCAAACAAGAGCATTTAGATTAAATTTTCCAGGAAGAGGTTGGGCTTATGATGAAAGTGCTAATGCTTTTTATTCACCTAGACCAGTTATAAATGGACAATTATGTAATTCATGGACTTTAGATACCTCAACGGGAATGTGGGAACCACCTATACCTTTACCAGAAGGTGACATAACATTAGTAGAATGGGATGAATCTACTACATCTTGGGTACCCGCTATACCAAACAATATAAACAGCTAACAGTTGACATTTAATTTTATATAATTTATATTTCTTTTAAAGAAAGATAGTATGAATAACATTTGTGTAATAGACCATTCTTTGTCAAATGAAGAGTGTGATCTTTTAATAGAAGAATTTAATTCTAAAATAGAAGGTTCTTTAGAACCACCTTGGAATTATAGTTTTTATGATGTTCCATATGGTCATGTAATTTTAGAAAAACTAGCAACAAACATTTTAGAAAAATATAAAAAAGATTATCCTGAAATAAATTTAACAAAAGATAAATGGTATTTAACTAAGTTTAGATATAAAATATTTAAACCTGGAAAATATTACGACGAAATACACAGTGAGCAATCTTTTAAAGATCCTAGAGTTTTAAGTATACTAGTTTATTTATCAGATCATAATTGTGGAACTGAATTTTATAATGGTTGTATGGTTAAATCTGTTAAAGGGAGATCTCTACTTTTCCCACCTTACTGGACTCATGCACATAAGGGTCAACCATGTCCCGATAATAAAGAAAGATATATTTTAAGTGCTTACGGAGTTTTTACATAAGCTATGAATTTTTTTAAAGAAGTCTTAGAGATATATTCAGAGAAAAATTTATTTACTGTTGATGAGATGAAAGAATGTTTTCAACATATTCCCAAAAACCTACCAGGTTATTTTAAAAAAATACCTAAAAATATATACTCTGAAAAATTTAAAGGTTATGACATGTCTAAAAATACTGTAAAAAGTTGTGCTGGGATAGTTAATTTATTTAAAAGATCGGTTGTTTTTTGTTCACCTTTTGACATGCAGTTTGGATTTAAAGACGACAAACTTTATTTTAATTTAGGGACTTTTCCTGTAGAGGCGAGTCAATTTATAGATATACACCCACCAGAACAATTTTTAAAATATGCACCTGAACCTATGAGAAACAATGTTAAATGTGTTATGAGATTTAAAAGCAACATGTATTATAAATGTACATCTCACATGTTTTTAAGTCACCCATTTTGGCATTTTCCACAACTAGTAGCGTGCCCAGGTGTCTTAACAAAAAATCAAGAATTAAATTTAAATATTTTTTTTCTTATATCAAGCAAACAAGAAAATTTTATTATACGAAAAGGAGATCCATTGGCTTACATTACATTTTTAACAGACAAACCTGTTAAATTTAAATATAAAACAATTAATAAAAAAGAAAACTTTTTGGTAAAAACATTTAGTAGGTTAAAAAAATATACAATGGATAAAATATGAAAGATTTAAAAGATTACATTATGCATTTAAAAAAATGGATACCGGAAGATATAACAAATAAAACGTTAGAAGAATTAAGTATAGCTAAATGGAAAAAACATGAATATAGATATGTTGATACAGGAGCCCATAGCTCTAAAAATGGAGACAAAGAATTAGATGTTACTTATGAGTATCCAGTATTAACTTATGACAAAGAACTACATAATTTAATTTGGAAAGGTTTACACAAATATTTTGTTGAAGAACCAAAAGGTCCATCAATATCAGGATGGCAAGGTTTTACTCAAATAAGATTTAATAGATATAGAGTAGGTCAAATTATGTCAAAACACTGTGATCATATACACGATGTTTTTGATGGGGAAAGGAAAGGAATTCCTACTGTAAGTATTTTAGGAGGATTAAACAATAATTATGAAGGAGGAGAATTTATAATGTTTGATGACTATGAAATAAAAATAGAAGCTGGAGACTTATTATTATTTCCCTCTGTGTTTTTATATCCTCATAAGGTAGAGCCCGTAACTAAAGGAGAACGTTATTCTTTTGTAAGTTGGGCATGGTAATGAAAGTAATAGATAATTTTTTAAACCCGGAACAGTTTGATAAAGTAAAATCTATATTATTTGATAAAGATTTTGAATGGTATTATGAACCACATATGGTAGCTAATGATTGTCATTATTTTAATCATTGTTTTTACAGTCATAATAAACCTAGAACTAATTATTTTTATGACGTAGAATTTATTTTACAACAACCTGATTTAAAACACAGGTCTTTAGTTCGAATGACAAACAATTTAGTTACCGCAAAAGATAAACCTTTTGAATCAGAATGGCACACAGACTATATCTATGGCGATTGCACGACAGCTATTTTATATTTTAATGATTGTAATGGCAAAACTTTATTTAAAACAGATAAAGGAGTAGAAGAAATTAATACTAAAGCAAATAGAATTGTTATATTTCCCTCTACTACTAATCATAAAATGGTTAGTCAAACAGATGTAGATAGAAGAATATTAATGAATATAAACTATTTTTAAATTATGGAACCAGTAATACATAGATTGTTTGGGATACCTATTTATGCAACTAAGCTAAACAGGGAATTTACTTCTGAAGAAATGGAAGAAGTAATGAAACATCAAGATCAAACCATGAAAAATATTTCTAATTATAGTAGTATAAACAATTATATTTTAAAAGAAAAATTATTTTCAAATTTAAAAAATGATTTAGATAAATTTATTGCAGATTATTTTGATAAAATTATCAAACCAAAAAATACAATTGAACCCTACATAACTCAATCTTGGTTAAATTATACTAAAGAAAAAGAATCTCACCATATGCATTCTCATCCTAATTCAATTATATCAGGTGTTCTCTATATTAAATGTGTAGAAAATAACGACATGATAGAGTTTTATGATGCAGTTACAAATCAATTTCAAATACCACCCAAAGAATTCACACAATATAATTCTAAAAGATGGTGGTTTAATGTAGCTGAAAAAGATCTTTTGTTATTTCCATCTACCACAACTCACGCAGTACAAATAAAAAAAGAAAATAATCTAAGAATAAGTTTAGCTTTCAACGTTTTTGTTAAAGGTAATATAGGAGATAACTCAGATCTTACGGAGTTAATTTTGTGATATACAATTTTTTTCCTGTACCGGTTCAGATAACGGAGTTAAAACTAAACACAAAAGAAATATTAGAATACTGTAAAAGTATGAAAGATAAAAAATCTAGTGTAGAGATAAGTAATATAGGAGGGTGGCAATCTCCAAAACTAGAAGGAGAACATCCTATTTTAAATCCTTTGTTTAATGCTATTTTAGATTTATCGGAAGAGTATAGAAAAATTATTAAATATAAATTTCCATTAAAAATTGATAACCTTTGGATAAATATTAACAAACAAAAAGATTATAACGTAGAACACCATCATCCAAACTGTGTTTTATCTGGAGTGTTTTACGTTGATATAACAGAAGGGGAATTAATGTTTACTCACCCTGCTTGGTCTACAATGGAATATGATTGGTCTTTCCCTTGTTTTGAAAATTCTACCTTACACAATTCTACACGTTGGAAAGTTCTACCTAAACCAAATACTTTAATTATATTTCCTAGCTGGTTAATACATAGTGTTCTACCTCATTCTTCTGAAAAAGAGAGGATAACAATATCGTTTAATCTGGCTAAATAAATGAAATCTTTTTTAAAACATTTAAATCAAATAACTTACGCAACTAATGAACAAAAAGAAAAAGAACTTTGGGATGTGTCGGGCGTTCTTAAAGATAGGTTAAACGAAAATTTAAAGTTCGATATTAGACCCATGTTTGAACATACTACAGGTGAACCCGCTAAAAGAAGTAATGCTGGTACAAAAGCAGATAAAATGGTTATTGAGGAAATTAATCGCTGGGTTGTATTAGATGTCAAAGAACTCATTAAAAATATAAAACAAAATAAAAAAACAGTTTTACGTGTTGAAAACCTTCTTAAAATATTAGATTGGAATATAATAATATTAAAATGAAAATAATACATTTTGTAAGTGAAAATAAAAAAAATCCTTTTAATCCTCAGTATTCTTATTTTATGGCTGAAGATACCATACACCTTACTGAACGTGATTTATTTATTAAATATCTTTTAGATAAAGAAAAAGAAATATTAAAAAAGTATCCTCCTGATCTTGATGGCCATACTAATTTAGGCAGTGATAGCCTAACCAGCAGATTTATACATTACAATTTATTAGATTTTACAGAGACCGCTTTTTTAAAAGAATATATTAGAGATGCACATGATAGGTTTTTAAAAGTATTGAAACTGGAACCAGAGAAAAACTATTATGTTCAGTGTTGGTTTAATGTAATGAGAAAAGGAGAACAGATACAAAAACACCAACACGCTAGATCAAACAATTATTATTTAAGTGGTCACATATGTGTTAATGTAGAAAAAACTAATACATACTATGAAAGTCCTTATTACAAAGAACCCTTTGCAAGTTTAAATGAACTAGGTAAAGTAACTTTGTTTCCGTCATGGCTAACACATTGGACGGATAAAATAGAAAATGATTTTGAAAGAATTACAATTGCTTTTGATATTAAAACAGAAGAAGCATATAATACGCAGACTGTACCAGAATTAAAAAATCATTGGGTAAAAATATAATGTTAATAAATAAAGATATTTATTTTGCTCATATTCCAAGAACTGGTGGACGTTATATTTATAAAACATTATCTAGAGAACACTTGTGTGAGTACGCGAATTTTGATCTAGGTAAATTATATAAACATAGAGAAGTACCACACTTAACTTTTCCTGAGTATGAAGAATATTTAAATAAGTCTATAGATAAAAAATTTGCAGTGACCAGGGATCCGGTAACTAGGTTTGTTAGTCAATTAAGAAGCTCTGTGTTTAAAGACAGAATTGAATCTATATTCAAGGATCAAGAATCTTTAAATAAATTTATTAATGATGCTCTTATTGATAAAAATAATGTAGGCAATTGGTTTGTGCCACAGATTAAATTTTTAGATCATAAGACAAAATTGTGGAGATTTGAAGATGGGTTACAAGATAGCTTTTTTAAATGGTTAACTAATACTTTTGATTTACATGTTACAAATAAATTATCTTCTGATTATTTTATAAATGGTATTGATGTAAAATTTAATATTGAATTAAATAAAAATCAGGTTAATTATATTAAAAATTATTATTATCAAGATTATAAAGTTTTAGGATATTAAATGAAAGAATTTAAAACACCGTTAGACTCTTTTATAGCGGGTTGGTACATACCCGAAAAGGTGTGCGATAATTTAATAAAATTATTTCATGACAATAAAGACAATGTTGTTAGTGGTAAGTGTGTCCATAAAAATAAACACGGATTAAATACAGACGTTAAAGAGTCACAAGATTTATATATTAGTCCTCATAATTTTGACCCTATTCTTAAAGAGTATAGAGATTACCAACAAAAAATTTTAGAAAAGTATGTTGAAAGATATCCCGATGTTGATCGGTATGCTAAGTTCAATATTAACATAGACTATAATATTCAATACTATGTACCTGGTGGGGGTTTTAAAATATGGCACCACGAGTCTGCTAATCCAGATGTTTCAGACAGAGTGTTAGTTTTTATGACCTATTTAAATACAGTAGAAAATGCGGGCACAGATTTTAGAAATCAAAATATAACTACACCTTGTGAAAAAGGGTTAACTCTTATTTGGCCTACGGCTTTTACTCATACGCATAGAGGGGTTATAAACAAAGACAAAGAAAAGTATATTATTACGGGTTGGTATACTTATAACAAATAATGAAAATACTTATATTCGGATTACCGGGATCAGGGAAAACTACATTTGCAAAACAATTGACTGCAAATACAGACATACCTCATTTCAACGCAGATAAAATAAGAGGCATGTTTAAAGATTGGGATTTCTCTCAACCTGGAAGATTAAGACAAGTCACTAGGATGCTTAATTTATGTGTTATCTCTAATAAAACTTGTGTGGTGGATTTTGTTTGTCCTTATGATTTGTATAGAAAAGATTATGATTTAACTATTTGGATGAATACCATTGATTTTAGTAAATATAGTGACACAAACAAACTGTTTGAAAAACCTGTTAAAGTAGATTATGAAGTAAAAAACTTTAATTATAATAAAATACTTAAAGAAATTACATCTAGATTTTAAACAAATCTCAATATATAGTGGTATACTATGCTACAAAAATTAGGTTTTTTACCCGGATTCAATAAACAAGTTACATCTACAGGAGCTGAGTCACAGTGGATAGGCGGCACTAATGTACGTTTTAGATACGGTACTCCAGAAAAAATAGGTGGTTGGTCACAGTTAGGGGATAATAAATTAACTGGAGCAGCTAGAGGGCTACATCACATGGTTAATAGAGAAGGTATTAAATACTCTCTTATAGGAACTAACAGAATTTTATATGCTTACTCAGGAGGAGTATACTACGATATACATCCTTTAGTTAATCCAACAGGTACGGCTATTACAAGTGCATTTAGCACGACTAACGGTCAACCGGAAGTTACTATTACATTTTCAAGCCCGACTACTTTTCAAGCAGGTGATATTATTTTGTTTGGTGACGCTTCTACTTTTACTGCTATCACAGGTTCTAATTTTGGAGCAGCAGATTTTGCTGATAAAAAATTTATGGTAACAAGTGCTCCTAGCACTACTGTTATTACTATTACAATGCCTGGTAATGAAGGCGGGGCAGGTGCTACAAATTCAGGAGGTATTACTTTTTTTCAATATTACCATGTTGGTCCAGCTGAACAAGTTGGAGTCTTTGGTTATGGTATTTCGCAATGGGGTGGAACGGTTACAAATCCACAAACAACTACATTGAATGGTTCACTATCTGCTAACTCAGCAGGGACGGGTGGAACAGGAACCACGATTAATGTAGCTAGTACAACTGGATTTCCGAGCACAGGAACAAATTTTATACAAGTAGGCACAGAAGAAATATCTTACACAGGAATTACATCTACAAGTTTTACAGGAATTACTAGAAATGTTAGAGGAACAACTAACGCTGGTCACAGCACCGGTGCAACTGTCACTAATCACAGTGGTTTTTCTGGATGGGGCCAAGCAGCATCGACCACGGATAAAGTTGCAGAGCCTGGTATGTGGTCTATAGATAATTTAGGAAGCACGGCAATTGCTTTAATTTTTAACGGTGAATGTTTTGAATGGAATGCTGATTTAGCTAACGCAACAGCAACTAGAGCTACAATAATAGTGGGTGCACCAACAGCATCAAGAGATATGTTAGTATCAACTCCTGATAGACACTTAGTATTTTTTGGAACTGAAACAACTATAGGAGATAAAACTACACAAGACGATATGTTTATAAGATTTTCTTCTCAAGAAAATATAAATGACTATCAACCTACAGCAACCAACAGTGCGGGTACACAAAGACTCGCCTCTGGATCACGGATCATGGGTGCTAAGCTTGGTAGAAATGCAATCTACATTTGGTCTGACACATCTTTATTTACTATGAGATTTGTTGGAACTCCTTTTACATTTGCCTATGAACAGGTTGGAACTAACTGTGGACTGATTGGTAAAAATGCAGCTGTAGAAGTTGATGGTGCTGCTTACTGGATGTCGGATAACGGTTTTTTTAGATACACAGGTAAACTAGAATCTATGGATTGCTTAGTTGAAGATTACGTTTATGATAATCTTAACACAACATCAAATCAATTTATTTATTGCGGTATTAATAACTTGTTTGGCGAGATCACATGGTTTTATCCAGAAGCTGACTCTAATGTTAATACACAATCTGTTACTTATAGTTATCTAGATTCAACAGCCAAAAGACCTATATGGTTTGTAAATGCAAGTCCTTTATTTATTAGAACAACTTGGCAAGATTCT